AACAAAAAAACGTTTTCAATTTCGTAATAGAGAGAGTGGCAAATTTATGAGTTTTAAAAGTACTGCTTATTTAATTTCTGATGGTATTTTAAAGAATGGTATTAAGCCAAGTTTGTTTTTTACTAAACCATTTGAGAAAGCCTTTGAACGTATGCCAGATGAATTAGTAGAAGCATACGGATTAGATGTAGAACAATTTTTACAATATACATTAAACAAAAAATAATGAAAAAAATATTTATTAGAAGTCCGTATTTTATACAAGTAAATGAGGCAGGGCAATTAGGTAGCAAAGTAGAATTATATTTATATAATAAAGGTAATGCTGTGCCTATTTTACCTACATACGTTTTAAGTAAAAAAGTAGCAACAACCACGCAATTAGAAAATACTTATAACATAGCTAATTATGCAAAGGAATATATTAAACCTGTATCTTCTATTAAAACACCAATAGAGGAAGATGTTAATTGTTGGGCATATTGTATTGTAAAACGATATACTGAATTAACTTTAGGAGTTTATACTTTGTTGTCTACAGAGACTTTTGTTTGTTTAAATGGCTACACAAATTACGTAGATGGTTACAATCAATTTAAGCAAAATGTATATGCAAATGATATTTTACCATTAACAAATATAAATATTAAAATTTACGAAAAACAAGGAGTTTTTAATTATTTTAATGTTTGGTTAAAAGCACCTGCTGCTGGATATGTATATAGATGGGATAATAGGAATTTAACAATACCTTCTGATGGTGTTTATAAATTAGATTACATAAACGGCACTTCTGTTTTATCTTACGCATTAATAGGGGAAGCTAATGCTATTTTTTCAGTTACAGCTGAAACATTATGCGAAAATAAATATACTCCAATTACTTGTGAATTTATTAATCGTTATGGTGGTTGGCAATATCTTACATTCTTTAAAGCTAATTTACAAAGCATAGAAACAACAAATAAAGATTTTAACCTATTACCAAGTAGCGTAAATTACAATGTATTACAAGGGCAAAAAAGAACGTTTAACCAACAAGGTAAACAAAAGATAAAATGTAATACTGGTTGGGTAGATGAAAATTACTTTGACTTAATTCAAGATTTGTTAATGAGCGAAGTTGTATTATTAGATAACAAACCTGTTATAGTAAAAAGTACTTCTTCTGATTACAAAACACATTTAAAAGATAAAAATATTAATTACGAAATTGAGTTTGAATATAACTATGGTTTAATAAACGATGTAATTTAATGGAAGTTGCTTTATACATATACACAAAACAAACTATTGATGACTCGGTTAGTTTAGTTGCAAACAAATTTAAGGATAGGGTAATTGCTGATGGTGGAACTTTTCAAGCTGATAGCTGTTTAGTAAATCAAATTAATTCTTTAGGTGGTGTTTATGGAGTTGCTTTAAATACTATAACTGATTTTGCTAAAAGGGTATTATTAGATAGTGGTACTTATGAAGCAGAAAATTGCTTACTAAATACAATTAATAGTTTAGGTGGAGTTACACCTACACCAACAGAAATAGATGTAGTAAAACGTATTGAATTATTCAATGATGAAAAAATTAGTATTACTTCTTCTATACAAAATGTTAATGATATATCAAAAGTATTTACCGATTATTCTCAAAGTTTCACAATTCCTGCTAGTGATAATAATAATGAAATTTTTAGACATTGGTACGAAAATAGTTTAGATAATGGTTACAATCAAAACTTTAGATATAACGGATATATAGAAATAGATACTCAAGTATTTAGAGTAGGTAAATGGCAGTTAGAAAGTGCAAGTGTAAAAGGTAATAGAATTGAAGATTATAAAATTACTTTTTACGGTAACTTACTTTCTTTAACTGATAAATTTAAAGAAGATAAATTAAAAGATATTGCAGAACTAAACCAATATACAATTACTTATAGTGGTGGTAATGTAAAATATTATATAGAAGACCAATTTAGCAATCCTTTAATGTTCCCTTTAATTTCAAGTGATAGAGTTTGGCAATATGGCGGTTCGGGTTCAAATGATATTTCACATACTCCAGGGCATATACATTTTAACGAATTAGCTCCTGCTTTAAAAATAAATAAAATATTTGATGCTATTGAACAAAAATATGGAATAAATTTTAATGGTAACTTTTTAACACAAAGTAGATTTACTGAAGCTTATTTATGGCTTAAAAATAAAGAAGCTTTTACATCTATGAGTGAAAATGTTTTACTAAATTTTAATTTAACTTCAAGTTCATTACCAGCAAATTGGGCTGGTTTATATTTACAATCAAATCAATTTTATATAAAAACTGATAGTATTTCAGGTGAGTCAATAATTCAAAAATCTTATAATATAGATTTTTCTTTTTCTGTTAATTGGAAAGTTACAATATTAAAAGAGGGACAACCATTTTCAGTAATTACAGGTGTTGGTACTTCAACAACTTTTTTAGATTTACCATCATTACAAGGAACGTATCAAATGTATGTTAGTACTTCTGCAAGTTGTACTTTTACTGTTGAAATAGGTTCTACATCTCAAAGATATAATCCAAGTACTAATAACTTTACAAGTGGTTTTGTACTTGGTAGTGCTTCAGGTTCTACAACTTCTTTATTAAATATACCAAGTTGTATGCCTGATATAAAAGTATCTGACTTCTTTAGTGGTATTTTAAAAATGTTTAACCTAACAGCGTTTAGTTATGATGAAACAAACTATACGTTAGAACAATTAGAAAATTGGTACTATCAAGGTAATATAAAAGACTTTTCAGAAAATTGTGTTACAGATTTTGAATACGAAAGAATTAAACCATATAAAAAAGTAAATTTTGAATATGAAAAATGTGAAAGTTTATTAAATCGTGCTTACTATGATAACAACCAACAAGAGTATGGAAATTTAAGTTATTCATTTAATTCAGATGGTTCAGATTATACTGTTAAACTTCCATTTGAAAATATAATGTTTAATAAATTTACAGGTACTAATTTACAAGTAGGGTATTCTATTAATAAAGATTTACAACCATACATACCAAAACCTGTGATTTTATATAGATTAAAAAATCAAACAGGAGTAAGTTTTAAATTTAATGATGGTACTTCAACAAGTACTATTACAAATTATGCAGTATTCGGACAAGATATAGATTATCAAAATACAAAACACGCTTTAAATTTTGGTTCTGATATGAGTAGTTTTTATTTAGAACCAATTAACAATGGTTTATTTAAAGATTATTATTTTGATTATTTAAACAATCTTTATTCTTTAAAATCAAGAATGGTTAAAGTAAGTATGCGTTTACCTTATTCAGAGCTATTAGCATTGCGTTTAAATGATAGAATTGTAATAAGGGATAAAAGGTATATTATAAATTCTTTTACAACTGATTTAGATACTTTTGAAAGTAAGTTTGAATTAATACAAGATTTTAGAAGTTTAACTTTTAATAATTCAGTGCCAAGAGTAGCAAATAGCACAGGTCAAACTTTAAGGTTTGATACAGTAAGTAACGAACCTTTAACGTGGAGTGTTTTAAACGACCCAACAGGGCAAATAATAGTTATAAGAAACGGTGCAGATTACGTAGAAGTAGATATTAAATCAAACACTTCTGGAGTAGAAAAAATATATAGCATAGAAAGTAATAATAACGACATAATAGTAATAACACAAGATGCTTAAATTAGTAATACAAATGCTTGAATTTCAAAAGTTTGGAACAAGCGAAGCGATAGATATTGCAAAAGGAAAATACAAATTACCAGATACACTAACCGAACTTAAAAGAGCAATAAAATGGCAATTAAAAAAACAATAGAAATTGATGTAAATGCTAACGCAGCAGAAAAAGACATTAACGACTTAAACAAATCGGTTGTTAGGTTAGAAAATTCTGTAGAAGATTTTGCAAAGACAGGTAAAAAGTCTTTAGATAATATAGATAAGAATGTTAAGGAAACAGAAAAAAGCACAAAATCATTAAGCGAAGGATTTAAAGCAACAGGATTAGCATTAAAAGCTATGGGTATTGGACTTGTTATAAGTTTAATGGCAACGCTTAAAGAAATATTTACAAGCAATCAAAAAGTAGCTGATACTTTTAGTGCTGTATTAGGAACGGTTGCAAATGTATTTAGTCAAGTAACAAATGTAGTAGTTTCTGTAATTGAAAAAGTTAGCGGTGCAAGTAAAGGGTTTGAAGGTTTAAGTGCTGTAATAGGTGGTTTATTAAAGTTAGGTTTAACTCCATTAAAGGGTGCTTTTTATGGTATTAAATTAGTTATAGATGAAGTACGTTTAGCGTGGGAAGAAAGTTTGTTTGGCGATGATGACCCTAAAACTATTAAAGAACTTACTAAACGTATTGAAGAAACAAAAGCAAGTTTAAAGAAAGTAGGAACTGATGCGGTAGAAGCTGGTAAGCAAGTAGGTAATAATATTGGAAAAGCTATTAGTGAAGTTGGGCAAGTTGTAGAGGGTACTATTGATGGTGTTTCTAAAATATCAGTTGCTGCTGCTTTTGAACAATCAAAAGCAAATATTAATTTACAAAACACAGCAAAATTAGCAGAGGCAACACAAGCAGGTTTAGTTGAGCAATACGATAGACAAGCGGAAAAATTACGACAAGTTAGAGATGAAGAACGTAATACTGTTGCTGATAGAATAAAAGCTAATGATGATTTAAAGGAAGTTTTAAATAATCAAGAAGCTGCTATGTTAGGTACTGCAAATGCACAAATAGCAGCGGCAAAAGCTACTTTAGCACAAAATAATAATATTGAAAATCAAACAGCTTTAATTAACGCAAACACAAATAGACAAGGAGTACTTGCACAAGTTGAAGGTTTACGTTCTGAACAAAAAGCAAATGATTTAGCATTAGATAAAGAATTAAAAGATTTAGCTAAAACTAAATTAGAAACAGAAACAGAATTAGCAATTAATCAAAAGAAATTTACTGCTGAAAGAATTACAGATACTCAATTAAAATTAGAAGCACAAAAAAAAGCAGCTGCTGATGAATTAGTAATAGAGCAAAAAAGATTAGATGATGCTAAATTACTTTATAAAGATGGCACACAAGCAAGAGTAGATGCGGAAAAAGATTTTGCTTTAAAAAAACAAGAACTTGACCAACAAATTATTTTAGCTGATGATGCAATAGAAGAAGAAAAAAGAAATAAAAAAGTAGAGCAACAACAAATAATAATTGATAATGAACTATTAGCATTTGAAGCAAGGAGAACAGCATTAAATGAACAAGAGCGAATATTATTAGAAGATAAAGCATTAAGCGAAGAACAACGTGCTGTTATTGAAAAAAAATATTCTGATGACAGAAAAAAATTAAAAGATGAGGAAATTGAAAAAGAAAATCAGTTATTTAATGCTAAAGCAGAATTTGCTCAACAAGGTTTAAGTTTAATACAAGAAGTAGCAGGTAAGGGTTCTAAAATAGGAAAAGCAGCAGCAATAGCACAAGCAGTAGTAACAGGTATTCAAGGTGTGCAAAACGCATATTCTACAGCTCAAAAATCTCCTATTACTGCATTAAACCCAGCTTACCCTTACATACAAGCAGGTTTAGCAGGTGTATTTAGTGCTTTACAAATTGCTAAAATGAAATCTTCACCAGATAGTGCAAGTGGTTCAAGTGGTGGTGGCGGTGGTGGCGGTGCTGTTTCTATACCACCTGCTCCCCAATTTAACGTTGTAGGTACAAGCGGAGTTAATCAATTAGCACAAACATTAGGTAGCCAACAACCTGTACAAGCGTTTGTAGTAGCAAATCAAGTTACAAGCCAACAAAGTTTAGATAGAAATATAATTAACAACGCAAGTTTAGGATAAAAAATAACAAAATATAGAAATTAATGTTTTTAAATAAAAATAGTATGAACCTGATAGAATTAATAATAGACGATAAAGATGTATTAAGTGGTGTAGATGCTATTAGTGTAGTAGAAACTCCCGCTATTGAGTCTAATTTCGTAGCGTTAAAAGCAGAAGAAATTAAATTAGCTCAAGTAGATACTGAAAAGCGTATTTTAATGGGTGCTGTTTTAATTCCTGAAAAACCAATTTACAGAAGAAATGGCGAAGATGAATATTATATTTACTTTTCAAAAGATACAGTAAACAAAGCAAGTCAATTATTCTTTAAAAATGGTAATCAAAATAATTGGACTTTAGAACACGGTAAAGAAATTAAAGGTTTAACCGTAGTTGAAAGTTGGATTGTTGAAGATATGGCAAAAGATAAATCTGCTATTTATAATTTAAGTGTGCCAGTAGGTACTTGGATGGCTTCAGTTAAAGTTGAAGATGATGGTATTTGGAATGACTATGTTAAAACAGGTAAAGTAAAAGGTTTTTCATTAGAGGGATATTTTGCAGATAAATTAGAAGAAAAAAAGCAGTTAAGTAAAAAAGAAAGTATTGTTGAACAAATTAAATCTTTAATAAATGAGTACGAAAACAAAAAGTAAAACGAGTCCAGTAAATGGTAAAAAAGGTTGTCTATGTGATGACAACACGTATAGTAAAGAATGTTGCAATGGTGATTTACAAAATCAAGGCATTGGTGCAACTACAGGAGTAGATAGTGTAACCGTTACAGTAAACAACGGAGTTAGAGTAATAACAAGAGTAAACGGATAATAATGACACCACAAGAAAAAAACGTATTTGGTAAACTATTTACTAAAACAGAATTAGGAACTCATAAAGTAGATTTAGCTTTATTAGATGATTTAAGAAAAATGGCAAACACTTCAAGTAAATTAAATGCAGAAAATATTAATTTAATTGATAAAGTAAGGTCAAATTTTAGAGAGTCTTTATCTATTTTAAATAAGGTAGAAATTGAAGCTGCTAAAGGTTTAAAAATGGCTTTAGATTTAGGTGTTGGTGAAGGTTTGTATAAAGAATTTTTAGATAGTGTTAAATCAGATATATCAGTTAATAATAAACTTTTACAAAAATACAGTTAATAAAATACAACAACAATTAAATAATATTGTTTTTAAATAAATTTAATAAATATGTCAAACGTAATTACAGAAATCAAAAAGTTGCTTGGTATGGAAATCAAACTTGAGCAAATGACATTAGACAACGGTACTGTTATTGAAGCTGAAATCTTTGAAGCAGGTCAAGCGGTGTTTATTGTAAACGGTGAAGATAGAGTAGCATTGCCTGTAGGTGAGTACACTCTTGATAACGGAATGATTTTAGTAGTTGAGGTTGAGGGCGAAATCAAAGAAATCAAAGAAGCAGCAGTTGAAGCACCTGAAGAGGAAGCTCCTGAAGTAGAAGTTGAGGTTGAAGCAGCTCAAACAGCAACAGCTAAAAAAGTAATCGAGTCTACTGTTAGAGAGTCACATTTTTCAAAAGAAGATGTTGATGCTTTAAAATTAGAAATCGAAAGTTTAAAAACGGAATTAGCATCTATGAAAAATGTTGAAGTAACTGAAGCGGTAGAATTATCTGCTCAACCTTTAACACACAATCCTGATGCAAAACCAAACGTTGAAAAAGTATTATTCTCACAAAACAGAGTAATGACTACATTCGACAGAGTAATGAATAAAATAGCAAACTAATAATTAATTAAAAAAAATGGCTACTACTACAAGTATTACAACAACTTACGCTGGTGAATTTTCAAAAAAATACATTTCAGCTGCATTATTATCAGCTTCTACTATCGAAAATGGTGGAATTGAAGTAATGCCAAACGTAAAGTACAAATCAGTTATTCAACGTTTAGCTACTGATGCTATCGTTAAAAATGCTACTTGTGCTTTTGATGCAACTTCTACAGTTACTTTAACTGAAAGAGTAATTACCCCTGAGGAATTCCAAGTAAATTTGGAATTGTGTAAAAAAGATTTCGCAAGTACTTGGCAATCCATCGAAATGGGAATGTCTGCTTTCGAAACTTTACCAAAATCTTTTGCTGATTATTTAATCGGACACGTTGCTGCTAAAGTTGCTGAAGCAACGGAAGTTTCAATTTGGAGAGGTGCTAATGCTACTGCTGGACAATTTGACGGATTTGTGCCTTTAGCTACTGCTGATGCTGCTGTTATTGATGTAGTTGGTACTACTGTAACTGCTGCTAACGTAATTGCTGAAATGGGTAAAGTAGTTGATGCTATCCCTGCTGCATTATACGGCAAAGAAGATTTATATATCTATGTTTCTCAAAACGTTGCAAGAGCATACGTTAGAGCTTTAGGTGGATTTGCTGCTTCTGGTTTAGGTGCAAACGGTACTAACTCACAAGGTACACAATGGTTTAACAATGGTTCATTATCTTTTGATGGTGTTAAAATCTTTGTTGCAAACGGATTAGCTGCTAACTATATGATGGCTGCTCAAAAATCTAATTTATATTTTGGAACTGGTTTATTATCAGACCAAAACGAAGTTAGATTAATTGATATGGCTGATAATGACGGAAGTCAAAATGTAAGAGTTATTATGAGATTTACTGCTTCTGTTCAATACGGTGTTGGTTCTGAAATCGTACTTTACACTCCAGCATAATTAATAACTAAATAAATTTAAAAAGGTGGTGCAATAAACGCCACCTTTTTTTTTTAAAATTTTAAAATATAAAAATATGTGTGATTTAACTTTAGGGAGATTAGAAGTTTGTAAAAGCAGCGTAGGTGGTTTAAAAAATGTTTACTTCGTTAATTACGGAGATGCAACAGGATATACTTACGATGCTACAAATACTGATGCAATCGATGCTGTATTAGGCACCCCATCTGCTTACAAATATGAGTTAAAAGGTGCAAGTACCTTTACTCAAAATATTAATAGCTCAAGAGAGAACGGTACAACGTTTTTTGAGCAAGTTTTGGAATTAACTTTTAAAAGATTAACTCCAAAAGATAACAAAGAATTAAAATTATTATCTTACGGAAGACCACAAGCTATTGTTGAAGATAACAACGGTAATCTATTTTACGCTGGTTTACAACACGGTATGGATGTAACAGGAGGGACAATTGTCAGTGGGGGTCAAATGGGCGACCTCTCAGGATATACCTTAACGCTTACAGGAATGGAAAAAGTACCTGCTAACTTTATAGATACTACTTTAGTTTTAGCTGGATTTACAGTTGTAAATGGTATTTAAAAAAATTTTTTTTTAGTGTTAAAAAAGCGTGTATTAATTTATACGCTTTTTTTTGCTTTAACAAAAATGTAACTTTTGTGTTTTTAAATAAAAGAATATGATAATCTTACGAGAACAAGCAACTGCTCAAACATTAAACGCTATTATTTATGGTAGTAATGCTAATGCTATTGTATTGAGAGATGAGGAAACTAACATAGAAGTAGAATTAAATTGCACGTTTTCAATAGATAGATATTACGTTACTACTTCTAAAATATTCCCAATTAAACAAAATAAATATTATACACTTACTATTTTAAATGGTACGGATATAGTTTACCGAGATAAAGTTTTTTGTACAAATCAAACTATTGCAAGTTATACGATTAACAAAGACGAATATACTCAACATACAACAAATAACGATTATAAAATATTTGAATAATATGTTTCACATTTTAAATTTAAGTGCATATACTTCACCACAAATAAACGAAAGTAAAAAGGGTGAGTTTGTAGAATACGGATTAGATAATAATTACTTTAATTTTTTAATTGAAAGGTATTTATACAGCACAACTAATAACGCTATTATTACAGGTGTTTCTAATATGATTTACGGAAAAGGTTTGTCAGCATTAGATGCAAATAAAAAACCTGATGAGTACGCTAAAATGATATCTATTATAAAACCTAACTGTTTAAAGAAAGTAGGTTTAGAACGCAAGTTATTAGGAATGGCTGCAATGCAAATTGGATATGAAAAAGGCGAGGTTAAATTCGTAGACCATTTCCCGATGCATACTTTACGTGCTGAAAAATGCAACGATAAAGGAGAAATTGAAGCTTGGTATTACCACCCTGATTGGAATAATAAAAAACCAAGTGAAGAATTAAAACGTATTCCTGCTTTTGGTTTTGGTAATGGTAAAGATGTTGAAATATACGTTATCAAACCTTATATTAGTGGTTAC